GATGGAATCGAGTGCAGAATCAAATCTATATACCTTCAAGAAATTCCTCGAGATTAGGCTCAGCATAACACCTACATTGATAATCCTGTCCAGGGTGTCCCGTGTCAGGTGGTGGGCTATCCCATCTGAAAACCAGTCCTTCTTTTGCAAAGTGTGAAGGCTTTGCTTTTGGATATATCCCGTCCGGGTCCCCTCTTACTCTTTGGTCGTCAGAGGTAACCCATGTATACGTTTCCACTCCAAGATTTTCTTGCCTGAGCATATTAAGATTGCCATGGAGCTTTCCCACTTGGTCCCTGGCTATTAGGTTTGCTCGACTTTCTGTAACGTCTCCAATTTTTTGCAGTTCCTGAGAGATATCTTCTGCCCTGTCCCCTTCTTGAATTCCTCTATTGACAGCCTCTTCTACCTCCCTGAGGTATTCTCCTTGTAGGCTCTCAATTAAACTAAGATTCTGCTGTGTAAACGCCTCGATTTCTTGCTCTAGCCAAGGTTCAGGGACGAAAACATTTATACCAAGCCCATCACTAATGACCAGATCAACTTGGTTTTTATTGAAGTTAGATACGTCTGTTGCAATTTGTTGTATTTCTTGTTCTCCCGGCTTCTCTTGCAGATTATTCGCCTCGTCGTTTACCTCGTCTTTGGTATTACTAAGTTGAGTAGGCCACGCATCAAATCGATTAGCCGAATCAGTTTTTGGCCTGATCGCATCAGATTCAGAAACGTAGTTAGGAATTTGAGGCACGATATCTTCTTCGACAAGTGCCTCCATTGCATTTACAAAATCCAGGAGCATCGCCCTGTATCTGACCTCAATTGAAGTTGGAAAAAGTATTTTCCTTAGAGATTTAGGTATAGGTCTATCCTGTACGCCGGATGCTTTTCTTGCCCTCTGTATTAATAATTTTTGAGATTCTGTTGCCATTACGATTGCAACGCTTTCTCTTCGTTTTCAGTTAAACAAATCTCGTTACTATAATCAGCTCCTGCGAATCGACTTCTTGCCACCACCCTATTGTCTAGGACTCCATTTCTTATATAGATTTCGTCTGCTTGCGCATTTTTTAGTTTAAGTTCCGCTTGAGAAAGTTCATCAAGTTGCCACAGGGAAGTGAAATCTATTAAATAATTATCAGGATCTTTGATTGCAAGTGGGATATCTTTAGAAAGGACAACATACCTAATTAGCTTATCTAGGTTTGGTTGAAGGATTTCTTGCTGCATTGCTCTTACTGTATCGTAAAAATTTCTTATGTCTGACTTTGTGGAGTTATTCAGTCCACTAATACCTTCACCGAAAAGTTTAGAGTGAGGTATCCCTGTAACTGCTGATAACGAAAATTCAAACGTTGAGATCAAATCTTCAAGCCCTGAAACAGAGGTAGTTTTTTTCTCGTAGGATTCGTCAGAATCTACCAGGATACTGTTTATGATCCCCTTAGTCATATCTAGCGCTTGCAATCGGGTAGTTATAATATCCTGATTACCTGCTGCCACCATATTAATAAGGTTGGGTATTTTTAACACCCCTTGATCGTAAATTTCTAATATATCTGCCGTGCTATTATAGGCGATCCCTATGTTTCTTAGTTGTTCAAAAATTCTGCAGATCTCAGAGTCACCCCACCCGTCGTTACTGCAAGCTACCCTGTCTGGAACGTCAGTGCCCCCCAGTCGTAATATCCTGCTAGAATGTATTTTTATTTCAGCTGAATTAGGAACTAATACAGGTTTGATATAATAAAATTCAGGCTCTCCAAACTCCTGCTTGGATGGATCTTGAAATTTTTCAATTTTTGTAACCTGATACCTATCGAATAATTTTAAGAAGCTTACGTCTTTAATCCTTGACTCGTTAACGGGCACGTCTATTGCGCCGCCATCATCTATACCCATGAATACTATGGCGCCACCATATAACCTATTAATTGATAGAAATTTTTTAAATATTGGTCTTGATTTTAAGTTTTCCAACTTTTCCATAATAACACCTTCTGTATCACCGTCCACTGTGAACCATTCACGGATCATCTCGGCTGGTATCAAGTCTATAATTTTTCTAGCTATGCCATTAAACCTGTAGAAATCGTCGAGCTCCTCTTGGGATTCAGTCACTTGACCTATAAATTTATAAGTTGCTTTCCTGTCTCTGCCGGCTATATTTTGACCTGTAACAATGTTTGACCAGGCGTCGTATTTAGGAAGCCGTATTCTCTTATTATTTTTTTGTTTGGTCTGATTTGTTGCAGGTGATGAGTCAAGCGTCTCTCGATATTTTTTAAGGTATTTGCTTACTGAGGATTTGTGTATTTCAAGTCTTTTACAAATCTTTGACGGATTGGCACCCTTTTCATAAAGGTTGACCACTTTTTCATAGGTTGTTTTCATCGTTTTACGTTTCTCGCAAATTCTTCGTATCGTTTAGTTACGCTGCCATCCTTCGTTGCGTATACTGCCTGAGCTAGTGCACACACGCAATCATCATGCAAACCTTGTGGCGCTGAATATATTACCCCTGTCCTAGTGTATTGGTATTCAAACTCTTTTAATTCGTCAGAAATAACACCCTCAGGAAATTTAACGTCTTGTTGCTCTATACTAACCGAAAGTCTTTCCATTAATCGCTGCTTAGATTGTCCAGTATACAAGAACCCCTCAAAATTTTTGAAGATTGATTTGGTTTGCAACTGATCCAATACTACATCACCTACTCCAGTTGAATCAACAATGCAACGAACATTTCCAACTATTTCTAATATTTTTTTAATCGTTTTAGACCAAGGGGCTTGGAACCTATCAAAAAAACACACCGTCCCAGACTCATCAAGACCCATTATCACTGTGTAATCAAATTTTCTTGCAACATCTACTGAGTATATAATGGGTGGTTTATCTGATAAAGGGGATATGCATTTTTGTATATTATCAAGGACAAACGGGTTTCCGCCGTCATCCGATGGCTCGGCAAGGTAAAGCTCTTGAAACACCGACGACGGCATCATTTTTCTTGCGTCTTCAATCTCGGCAGCGTCAAGAATCCCAGCATAAACCGCATCGTTAGCCGTTATACGGCTATAGGCCATATTAGGTTCGCCTGATTGTGCCCGGCGGCAAAGTTTATAAAACCAGTTGGTCCTACCTTTTACGTTCCCAATTGCTCTAAGTGGTCCTTTTGTTGCGGTTAGGGTTGATCGTACAGCATTCCACGACTCTTCCCTCATACGGCTTGCTTCATCAATTACAGCCGCGTAGACGTCGTCCCCGTATAGATTGTCAGGTTTCTCACCTGATTTGAATTGAAGAGTCGATCCGTTTATTAGTTTGATTGATAATTCAGACTCATTAACTGAGTATATATCCCTATATTTGCTAAGATATTTTTTTAATCTCCTATATGCAATTTTTGCCTGTGGATAAACTGGAGCTATCCACCAAAAATTTTTACCCTCTCCACCGTTAATAAGACCCTGCTCAAGAAACCAAACAATGCAACCAAACGTTTTTCCGCATTTTGTGCCAGCCTCGATAAATGCGTACCTTGAGTCGTTGAAAATTGCGTCTTTCTGTTTCTTATATAGAGGCGGCCTGCGCCAGGTTATTTTTATTGGCTGTGAATTCACGTTTGACTATAAAAATTTCTAACCATATTACCCGTGATATTTTGGGTTTTCCCATTATTTTCCATTATGTATTTTGTGCCCTGGGTCACAACCAAACAGATCACTGTGATCCTTAATGCGTTCATGGCCAATCGCCAATAGTAACTCATTTGTTTTAATCAAATAATTAAACTCAGCCAATTTCTGTTTCTGTGCCTGTCTAAATAGGATTAGACAATAAGAAATCCACCAAACAGCACAAAATACTAATGGGCACAGAACGTAAACTAATAGAGAACTAGTAATGATTTTTTGTGATTGAATCGACAATACTATTAACCCAATAACAAAAAAAACCGATACCGGAACAAATAAGCTTAACAATATTAATTTTTTTTTATTCATTCTCTAACCCTTTAATCGTTCTAACGCGTATTGAACTACGTACGGGGCCGGATGCCTGGTCTTTGCTGAGCCGCTTAGGTATTTCTGCATGCTCCGCTCACTAACACCGATCCGTCTTGCTACGGATTTTACGCAGATAGTATCGCCGTAAAATAAACTTTTGTCTTTTATTTTAGATATGACCCCCCTTAGATAAGAGGGGTCTGGGTTATAGTATTCTACTGACGGCCTATGCTTAACTTCTGCCATCGTATTCTTCTATTTCTATTTCTAATTTTTCCACATCGTCTCTTGTTAGAGTGATACCCTGTGCGTGTTCGTGATAACAACTCATATACGAGCTATCGCCTATTGGGTAAATACACGGGAGTGTTTCGTCAAATCTAGTTACCGATTCCCCGTCTGTTACCCACAATATATCAACGTTACCCTCTCTGTTAACTCTGCCAAAAATTTCGCTTTTCATTTCTGTGTTCTCCAATTTATTAATTGATTTTAGTATTTGCTGTTTAGTCAATCCACGGGCCAATAGGGTTCTCACTCCTAATAATACGTTTTGATCCTCCTCTGCAGATATTGTTTTTTTGCTAGCGTAGTATCCAAGCTCCTGCATTATCTCCTCGCTGCGCATTGCGTTATATCGATCCTGTGTTGGCAGTTCGTAAAAATCAGCTTTTGACTGTCTTGTTGTTGTGTTTTCGTTCGTGGTCATTTTGTGCTCCTTTTAATATATAGCGTTTATCTACGCTACACACATACTATAGCCTAATCGGCTATGGGTGTAAAGTACTTTATCAAAAAAAATAGCAATTATTTCGCTTTACACCTATTGCCGATTAGGCTATAGTGTACGTGAGTAATGCATAGACTCAATATGAGTTAATATATACTATAGAGAGAAGGTAATAAATGATAAAGATAAACTTAGAAGAGTATTTTTCCAAGCTAGCCGGAAAGAAGATATTGTCTATTGAGCCCTCATCCAGGGCCAAGGAATACCCTGAAAATATAGATAAAGAAATAATAAAATTTTCAGTAATTGACTTTGCTTGTGGG